GGGGCGTTCCCATCTTTTTGTCAAGAGCTGTGTGATTTCCTACTATTCATCTCATCGCCTCTATTGAGTGCTCCCACTTATAAGTTAATAATAAAGTTAATTAATTTTATTTATAAGTTAATATAATTTATTTATTTTATTTATTTATTTTATTTATTTATTTTTATTTTATTTTTAGTTTATTTTATTTAATTAATAATATTTATATTATAGTTAAATAATAATAAAATTTTTATGTGGGGTTGGCTTTTCGAGTGTGAGTTTGACTGTGTAGGCGCCTAAAATATATTAGGTTTGGTTTAATGAAGTTCACTCCTCCTTATTATTATTCTTATTCTTTATTTTTGATTTTGATTTCTCTTTAGGTTTTATGATGGTCTCAGTTTCAGTTATTAATTTATTGGTATCTTCGTCATCATCTTCTGAATTATAATCCAATTGTTCTTGAATCTTAGGTAGATTACTTTTATCTAGTTTGATGTTATTTAATTTCTCTTTTAATTCTTCTAATTTTTCTTCTTTATCTTTAATTTTATTTTTATTTACTATTTCTATTTTATATATATTCTTGCTTGCTACATATCTATTAAATTTTACACTGGCTGAGTCTGATATTAGTGTATCGCCATTATAACTTGCTACTACTATTGTTTGGTTATCAACCAATGATCCGAAGTTTTGATTTAAATCATTTATTTCAAAGTTTACTAATTCAGGTCCATTAAATCTCCAGTTCCCTTGATTAGTTGGTTGATTCTGAGGTATGTATATGATATAATTCTCATCATTTCCTACCATGAAAGCTTTATATCCACCATATCCTATTCTAAGACTTGAGGTAGTCAATGCATCATATACAATTGGAATCTTAGTAGCATATTTTGCTGAGGAAGCTTTGGTTACTGAAGTAAATCCCCATATTGGTGTATTCTCGTTGATCTCAATTTTAGTTCCGTTATAACTAGCTTCTGCTCCATTATCACCCTCTTCTACATCTATATAGGCTCCAAAAGGTACATCTGAATTGGGATCTATGTTTATTAATGTGTTGTTCATGCTAAGCTGCAAGTTTTTATATGTTATTAATCCTGTATTGTTGTAAGTATTGATTGAACCTATAGGATTCTTCAATTCAAATGACCATGTAACATAGAAGTAACCTGGGGTTACTCTTTGGTTGCTGTTATTTTTACATCCAATAGCCAGAGCAATGAATATGAATGGATTTGATGTTGTTGCAAATTCTCCTCCCATTCTATATAAGTTGAACTGTAAATTGGTTCTTGGTCTTATTCTAGTTGTGTGTGGTACATAGCATTGTGTCATAAATCCACCATTGGATGTTCTGAGTGATTGTTGTAAATTATCATTATCTATTCCATCATCCCAGATTGTTCCGCCTATTACGTTTCCTTGTTGTGTTACAGCACACATAGGTATGTAAGTTATTTTAAAAAGTAGTGGTCTGTAATTTTGATAACCTGATGCTAGTGCAGCTATTCTGGTTCCTTTCCAATATGCCGGGTTTGCTGGTATAACTGTTATAACATTGGTGCTCTGTATGGGTGATGTTAAGTCATCAGGTATTGAGTATATTAAATCTCTCCCAGTTACTCTTACTGAATTTCCATTTTGTCTTAACATAGTGAATTTCTTTTTGAAGTTCTCTGCTGAAGCTGCTGCTAGTTTTCTTCCTCTTATTATATTTGTTCTTTTTCTTCTATTGTTTGGTAATCTGCCTTTGATTCGTGGTTTCACTCTTGGTTTAGCTTTTGTTTTGGTGTTCATTATTTTATTTTTAGTATTTGTTAGTTTAGATTGCATTTTAAAAATTTGTTACGCCCACTAAGGATTTTAGTTCTTCTGTGTCAAATTCTGCATTTATTTGTTGATTAATGAAGTCATATTCTTGTTTTGTATTGATTTCTGTTCTAATATTATATTTTGATTGCATATTTTCCCAGTATTGTGTGTAAATAAGATCTTCTACATTATCTCTACCTTTAATTTCCATTAACTCTTTTAGTCGCATATTATAATACTCTCCAAATCCAAAATCAATCTCTGTTTTTCTTGTTTTTGCCTTAATTAATTTTTGAAAAGTTTTATCACACTTCTTTCTAAAATCTGCATCATTATGGAATAAGTTATATATGTGTTGTGCTTCTTCTATATGGGCTCTAGCCATTATATCAAATACATCTATGTTTTTATATGAGGCTTGATATGCTATTGCTTGTTGTATGTGATATTGCATTAACTTGTATTTAGAATATTGCTTGGGTTTTATGGAGTACTGTGATATGCCAAATAATTTCTTAGGATCTCTTGTTAGTGTTATCTGTTCATATGTATCATTAATATACCAACTTCTCAGTGAACAGAATTTGAATGAAGATAAATCACCTATTTCTAAAAATTTGCATATTTGTCCTATTCCATATTGTCGATTATCATATATTTTAAATCCTCCCTCTGGTTTTTCCAAGAAGTATTTGGCATATATAGCTCTTATGAATTCATCTGATATTCTTTGTTTATATAATACTGAAAAGTCATCTCCTTTCGAAAATACTATGAAGTCCTCTCCATATTTTAATCCTTCCATTTCATTTACATAAATGTTGTACATAGCCATTCTAATTGTATTTGCTAATGTTGTATCACTATCTCCTGAGAATACAGTTCCAAGTACTTTATATGTCATATATGTGCGAGGCTTTCCTGATACGTGGTATTTGACATCCATAGTTTTATAGTATAAGTTAGCTATAGTTTCAAACTCATTTTTAGGTATATGGTAGATTTTATTGAGTATTCTATTATATATGTATCGATCAAGTGCTTTTAATGAAATGTCTTGTGAGTTGTCAAATGCAGATCCATCTCCTTCTACTACTTTAGTGAATCCTTGTGCTGCATATGAATTTATTTTATCTGCCATTTCCGTGAGATTCATTCCTCCACAATAACCATTTAAATGTTTTGCACATATTTCTTCTAATTGCCAACATATGGGGCCCATTGCATACTTAATTTTCTGGGGTATAGAGCATACCATACGTGGCTTTCCATCTTCAGGTTGTAATTCAGCTTTGACTATAGCTTCGTAGTGTGTTGTTAATATTCTATCTCTTTCCTCTTCACTGTATGTCAGGTAGAATAAATCTGGATTTGTATAGTACATCATTATTGGATCCATTTGCTTTTGTTTTGCTCCTGATAAGTGGTTGTACCATTGTGTTATATCATAGGTGAAATTGTCTAGATAGGATCCAATCTCTGTTTCTATTCTATTTGTTGCATAATTTATGAAGCTCTTTGCTATTTTTGCTTTGGGATTAGGTGCTGTCTTCATCTGTCTTTTGGCTGCTGCAAATAATGTTTGTTTATTTTTCCCATACATCATAACTGTTTTTGATTCATCCACTATTTTTGATCCCAAAGTTTTTATGAATCCTACTTTTTCTGGTTGTTCATCCTGAATATCATGTACTTTAATGTTGTTAATAGTATCCATGTAATTTTTGAGTTTATGAGTTATAAGAGAATTGTTGTTAATATAATCATAGTGTTCTGGATTAGTGTGTTCAGCTATTGTTTTTAATTGTTTATCATTTATGTGTAGTAATAATTTTGGAAATCCTATTCTGGCCTTATATTCAGTACCTGTGTCTATAACAAATCCTGATTTTTCTAATTCTTGCATTAATTCTATGTCTTCTTGGAATAAGTGTTGCTTCTTTATTGTTTGTAAAAATGGGTGTGTTGCATTTGTCAGATCTTGTGATTTGGTATAATAACTAGAGTTATTAGGTGCTGCATGACTCTCTATGTTGTCAGATAAGTATGTGAATTTGAATTGTGTTGCTAATTTGTATGTTTTATTATATATTTGTTTATAGTCCTGTGGACTGTTAAGTGCCTTAGTGGGCGTATTTAAAAATTTTGATTTGCTTTGTCGGCATTCACTTCTATAGTCTTGGTGGGTGTGTAAAATAATTCTGTAATTGCCTTTTTAATTTTATCGAATACAGTTAATTTCTCTAATTCATATTTCTCTATTTTAAATTCTCCATTTTTGAAATCATTGAGTGTCTGGCTTAATGAAGATGACATTAATGATGCTATATTCTTCTCTGTTCTCAAAGTTTCTTGCATTACTCTAGCAAGTAATGGTATAACTTGATTTGGTATATTTAATGAAGGATCTTCTTTTTGAATGTAAGATATTAATGATTTAATTGTTGCTATATCTAATTTTTGTGCTAAAATCATTTTATTAGTTAATTTATTAATTAATTTTGGATTTACTGCTTTGTCTATGGTTGCTATATACTCTGTTAAATCATCTTTTCTCATTCGTAATACTCTTATTGTGTTGACTTTTTCATCTTTTGTTCTCTTAGTGAAATAATATTTTCCATCTTGTAAAAACACTTCTTCTTTGACTATTTCATGTGTGATAATTCTTTTCTTTTTAGGTAATTGATTTTCTTTAAGGACTGGCTTCCATATGTTTGCAATTTTTATGGTTAGATGATTCTGGTGGTAGTTGTGAACTGAGGCTCCTGGATTTAATTTAAGATCATAGAGTTCATTGATAATAGAAAATAATGGCTTGTTTAGATTTAATTCTGTTGTTACTTTTTGTAAATAACTACCCATTTCATATCCCATAAATTCTTCTGTTACTATGTCTTCTGCTCTTGGATTAGATATTTTTATAATTTGAAATCGAATATAATAAGTGGCTCCTGAATCAAAT